TCACTAGAATTTGATACACAAGGGGGAGACCACCATAGTTGCTGGCAAGTGGATTCTAATCATTTTATAAATTTTTGGAGAGATACCAGCAATCACGGGATAGTTCAGATATTTGAAGTCAATACATCAACCTGGGCTGTTACAACAGCAGGAGCATTGTTTGAATTTGACACACAGCTTAGTACTTATAATTCTTGTTATCAAGTAGACATAAACCACTTTATAAACTTTCGAGGTGGAGTTGATTCTGATGGATATGTTCAAATATTTGAAGTAAACACATCTACATGGGCTGTAACAACTGCTGGGGCAAATTTAGAATTTGATACACAAAATTGTTCTTATAATTCTTGTTATCAAATTGACGATAACCATTTCATTAACTTCTTTCGAGGTGATGTTGGCACTGATGGATATGTTCAAACATTTGAGGTTAACACATCTACATGGGATGTAACTACTGCGGAAGTAAGATTAGAATTTGATACACAAAGTTGTACATGGAATTCGTGTTACAAAATAGACACTAATCATTTTATAAATTTCTGGACTGGAATTGATAACGACGGTTACGTCCAAGCATTCGCAGTAGAACTACCACCAACCTCACCAACCTTTGACGGCTCTCCAACCGTAACAGCGGTAACTAAGACAACAGCTACTGGTAACGCAAATATTACATCGGCTAACGGATTCACAATAACAGAGAGAGGGTGGGTTGTTGCAGAGACTACCGCTCCTACAACTGGAGACAGTAAGTTCACAACAGCAGGAACAACAGGAGCTTACACATCAGACATTACAGGACTCACAGAGGGGACGGCATACTATGCCCGTCCTTATGCTACTACATCAGATGGGACACCAACGACTACTTATGGGGCGGAGAGTTCTTTTACTACGAAGGTTAATTATCAAGTTACAACGGCAGGGGCGGTGTTGGAGTTTGATACGCAATACTCTTTAGAGAACTCTTGCTATCAGATTGATTCAAACCATTTTATTAACTTCTGGGCAGGGGCTGATTTCGATGGTTTTGTGCAAACTTTCACAGTTAACACATCTACTTGGGCAGTAACCACTGCTAATTCTCAGTTTGAATTCGACACAGTTAGTGGTAGAGTGAACTCTTGCTATCAGATTGATTCTAATCATTTTATTAACTTCTGGAGAGGGGATGCTAGTGATGGATTTGTGCAAACATTCACAGTTGATACAAGTACTTGGGCGATTACAACTGCATCTACACCACTAGAATTTGATACGGTTGGAGGAAGTTATAATTCTTGTTTTATAGTAGATTCTAACCACTTTATCAATTTTTGGCAAGGAGTAGACTCAGATGGATTCACACAGATATTCGAGGTTAATACTACAACGTTTGCAGTTACAACAGCTGGGGCAAAACTAGAATTTGATACACAAGATAACTGGAGTAATTCATGTTTTGTAGTAGACACAAATCATTTCATAAACTTTTGGAGAGGTTTTGATGCCGATGGTTTTGCACAGACTTTTGAAGTTAATACTACAACTTGGGCTGTAACTACGGCTGGGGCAAGACTAGAATTTGATACACGCCAAACTCTTGGTGGAGATTGTTATCAAATAGATGAAAACCATTTTATAAACTTTTGGGAGGGAAGTGTTGACACTGAGGGATATACACAGGTATTTGAGGTTAATACTACAACTTGGGCTATTACAACAGCTGGTGCATGGTTGGAATTTGATACACAAAATGGTAGTAAGAACGCTTGTTATCAAGTAGATTCAAACCATTTCATAAATTTCTGGAGAGGTGGTGCTGGATATGATGGATATACACAAACATTCACAGTTAATACTTCCACATGGGCTGTTACAACTGCAGCTGCATCATTTAACTTCGATACAAATGATGCGAATATGAATTCGTGTTTTATAATAGATAGCAATCACTTTATAAACTTCTGGGGGGGTTTAGACGCAGACGGTTACGTCCAAGCATTTTCAGTTGAACTACCAGATGCAGCAGGAGGTGGAGATGATACGATATTCTTTTCAGCTAACTTTTAAACAATGCAAAACACAGAATGGCATCTAAGCAAGACGTTCAATATTGGACTAATTGTAGCACTCGCAGGAATGTTAATATCAGGTTCAATCGCTTGGGCGAATATGGAACGTGACATTCTCTCAAATGCTGAGCACAATGCTGTCTTTCATAGTGACATTACTACTATAAAATCAGACGTAAAAGAGATTCGTGAAGGTTTGATTGCCGAAGGAATCATTAAAGTAAAATAGTTCTTAACCCATTTATATGGAAACTCGTAAACAGAAACTCATTCGGTATCTCGTAAGTGCAGCTTACACATTCTTTTCAGTTGCAGCTCTTGCACTCACTTCCGATATTCTCGGAATCATTGATGCTGGAGGAACACTCGATAAAACATTCCTTATAGCAACTCTCACAGGTGCTACAGTCGCAGGATTTCGTGCAGTTGTTGTATTGTGTGGAGAATGGCTCAAGAAACAGCCAAACCCAGTAAAACTTGCTGGTAGACTTTTTAAAAAATAAGTATGGTAAAAGAAACATCATGGCTATACGTTCTGCTTACACCAAGTAGATGGTTGGAAGCATATCATTATTTTTTTGATGTATCAAAAGCAAACATCATAGGAGCTTATGATAGACCAGACCCACGAGATTTAGATGCAAAACAGCATCCTTTCGCAGGGGCTGTTAAGATTTCAAAGGAGTTTTATTTAGATGAGAAGGCAGAGAAACTTGGATGGAAAGCAAAGAAGCAAAGTTTGAACTCTTGCACCGCGTATTCTAAAGGTGGAAGTGTAGCGGTTACGAATACTCTCGAACACCAAAAACCAGTAGAAATAGACGAGGAAGTTTTATGGAAACATCAAGAAGAAACAGGAGCAGACAGAGCATATGGAGATTCTGTACAGAACGCAGACAAACAGTTCCATAAGTTTCCACAAGGATTTCCACAAACAGAATATCGAAGACTGCGATTCTATGAGGACACGATTCGGGGTGTAAAGGTTTGGTTACTGAAAAACGAAACAGTGCGGAGTGGTATTTACTGGAAGTGGGTAGATGCAGAAAGAAACACAAACAGCGGATATGCTATGAAGACAGGATTTCTCATTGGTGGTAATGGCACGATACTCGGAGGACACGCTATGTATTTCGCAGGGTGGAACGATAAGATGGTTTGTCCTGACGGTTCAGTTGGTGCATTTAAAATGCGAGAATCAGAACTTATGGAATGGGGAGATAACCCGAAAGGAGTCTTATGGCTTCCTTACAATCAATTTGAAAATATGTTCTCTAAGTATGTAAGTCGCGATTGTCTCTCAGTCGTGGACAATGAGTCTGTCGATAATAGCTAACGCTTCAGAGCAACCATGTGCGATATACCCTTGCACATCAGAAACTTCATTCACTTGGTCGATAAATTGTAGTTGTTCTACTGTTGGAGAGTTTTGAGTCACCATGTCACCTTTCTGCCCACGCTCAGAAGCCCTCAGGAGCTTTCTACGAGCTTTTTTCATCTCAATGAATAAGAGTAGCGTTCTGCCAACATAAGACCGCTCAGAGGGAATTATGACCATTAAATCTGGGAGACCCGACCGCCACCCCATACGTTTTCGTTTCATCAAATACCCCATTGATTTAATAGATTCCTCATTCCTCAATGAGTAGTGCGGTATCTTCATTAGGTCTAATGTGTCTGATAACAAAATTTGTTCGTCAGATTCGTTCATTCCTCTTTATCATAAACCTTTTATGTATTTCTTTCAATTCTTCTGCTCTTAAATAAGGTTGCTTTCTGAGTTCTGCTCTTTCGTGTTCTTCTCTTGTTAATGCTATAAGAAGTTCTGGAACATCTTTCCCCTTTCCTCTCTTTTCAATATGGTGAATATCCACAGCAGGTTGCCCAGATATTTCCGATGGGATATAATCTCCTTCATAATATCCAAAGGCTTTCATATAAACTTTAGTATGTTTTTTCATTTATAAGATTCCAGCTCTTACTTTCTCCATAGAAAGAAGGGAACGGTACATATCTATTCGCTTTTCTCCAATATCCTTTCTGGCTCGTAGCTTGATGTACTTTGTGTTTGCTTCTCTGACTCCGTTTTCCCATTCCATAAACTCTGGGTCGAATCTGGCTTGCATCTCTCTTGTATTTGCTGATGCTCTTTTCCCATCGCTTCCAATAGAGTCTGTATTGGCATATGCAATAGCTAACTTTGTCTTTACCTGAGAATCTACATCTTTGTAGTTCGCTTCGGCTTCTGCACAATCAGTAGCTACTGTTGTGTATAATTCAATATGGTCTTTGTATTCTTGTTCGATGTTCATTTTAAAATGCTAATTTTATAGTAAGTTCTTCTATTTCTCTCAAAACCTCTCCCTGATAAGCATGATATTTTAAGATGTCTTCTTTTATGTCTTCTCGTTTCACTTCTATCACATGGAAATCCAAAGCTGGAATTCGTGGGTCGTAGAATATGAAGTAAAGTGTTTCTAAATCATCGTTCACAATGAAGTTCTGCAAAACTTGCATTTCGTATTCAGATGGAATTTTCTTTTCAAAGTATGCTTCAAGATGTTTTGCACTTGAAAGACACTTGATTTCAATGTGTTCTGTGTGAACACCTCTGTTTTCAATAACTCCATCTGGGGATACTGCAATTTTATCGTTATCATCTCGGACACAAAGACCGACTTCTTCGACCTTCTTTTCAGTTTCAAATTCAAATCGAGCTGTAGCTTCTTCCTCAAGTCTTACTCCTCGTGCCATTGGGTCTTCATCTGTTGGAACTGAGAGTCTGTCAGCTATCAATTCGTAATAACCAATCTTCTTTCCTGTTCCTCTTTTTACTACAATGTCTTTGAGCTTCGTTCCAGTAATTTTACCTTTACGAGCATCAAACCATTCGTCTGACCGTTGCTGAATATCTAATATTTTCATTTGAGAGTTGTTTTAAGTTCGTTTTTTACTTTAATTACATCTACATCTGCCATCAAATTTCCGAGACTCATAAAGACTACTTTTAGTTCTGCCAAGTCTTTACAATCTTGAAGTGCGGTAATCGCATCCATTCGTTGTGTATTCTTATATTCGATAAACTCCTCCATTTCATCAGAGGAAGCTATCTCTCCATCTGCCAAGTAACCCATAAGAGCCAAGGCTCTACCAACTGCTATTGATTCAAGTTTCTCAAATGCCTTTACCTCTTTGAGATTTCCCATCGCTTGACCAGTAGCTACTGAGCCATCTTCTTTTGTTATCTTAGCTTTTAGTACAACATTTTCTCCAAGTTCGGAGAAAGAAGTTTCTATCTTTCCTTTCGGATTTTCTTCTCTAAATGCTTTTAGTCTATCTTTGACTTGAGCATATTGCTTTTTGCCGATTGTCATTGTTTTCATGATTTCATCATAGTTATTTTTTCACTAAAGTCAAGCAAGTCCACTTGTATTTCCTGATTCTTTATGTTTTTTTAATGCTTTCACGATTTCCTTCGCTCCTACTCCTCTGATTCCACTGAGTCTTTCGTAGTTTTTTATTGATTGGAGTGTTGGGATTGTATGGATTTCGTTTCTATGGAGAGCGTTGAGAACCCTGTCGGAAAGTCTCAGCCATTCGATAGCTTGTCCTTCGATTTGTTCGATGTCCTCTGGTAGAAAGTTCAAACAGATTTGCCTGACACGCTCTCTCGATACTTCATAGATGGTAGCTATGTATTGTAGTTTGTGACCCTGCTTTCGCATCGCTACAATTTCCGTATTTCGTTTTGCTAGTTCGTGTGGGTTCATTTGGTTTATTGTTTATAAAAGAATTTTTCTGAAACTGGTGTGAATCCAAGTCTATTAACTATGTGAAGAGCGTTGTCTGTGGAGTAGCCAGAAATTCCGTATTTCGGATGGACATTATACATGTGCATGCGATGGGCAAGTCTCGTATTTTTTTTATAACCATGATGCCACCCTTCTTTTCTCCATAATGAAAGATTTTCCATAATAGTTTTTTTAAGTCCCCCCCACTCTTCCTGTGTGCAAGTGAAGCAAACACGGAACATGTTGTCCTGCCCTTCTGTCTCTAGTCTGGCATATATCATTTGAATTTTTTTATAGAATTATGTTTATTGGCTATTCCGTAAAATTTTGTGCCTCCTTTGTAGAGATTCCAACACTGGTCTAATTGCCAATATGAGTCTTCAAACCTTTTATCATTTGTTATTTCTGGATGATAGTAGGAATGGACTTGACAATGTCCAAACGATTGTTCTCTCTTGCAAGCCGCTGACCAATTTTCTTTTTTACAGATTACAACTTTTCCATTTTTCTTTTGAAGATAGAGATTTGATTGCCTAAGTGGGTCGAACCACTGTCCCTCTCCTTCTATCATCAATAGGAAATCCATATCTCCTCCGCTTATGTTCCAAGCGTATTCTACAAGGTCTTGTTCGTGTGGTGTGGAATCTATGAGTTGTGGCGAAACGAATATCCCTACTGTCTCGCCATCATAAAAGCTATCTTTGTGTGCTGTTGCACTTGAGTAATTTCTTTGTTCAATGTTACTATGACTTTTGTAAGTCTTTCGAGCTCAACGGTATCTTCTTCGATAATAGCTGTTCCTGCTTTTTCTTTGGCATACTCTTTTTGAGATTTAAGAGCATTAGTTGTTGCCTGTATAAACATTTGTCGAGAAAGTTCTCTTGTCTGAGCATCGTTTTCATAGATTTCCTGCTTCGTCATTTCTGGTTCGTTCTGCCAGAAGAAAGCGTTTGCGTTTCCGACAGCGAAAAAAGCTGCAAGGAGTCCTAAGAATAGGAGGATGAGAACCGATTTTTTTATTAGTTTTTTCATTTAATGATGTAATTAGGTCTACGATATTTTGGAAAAATTGTGTCCATAAATTTTCCTTGTGGTGAATCAAATACCATCTCTACTCCAGCATAAGTACCGTATTGGTTTATGTCTCTCAAGTTGTATTTGTAGACAGCGAACCACTCTGCAAAGGATTCCCAAGGAGAATGTTTGCTGTATGGACTTACATGGTTCGGATGGTCGTTCCATAATCGAACCCATTTGTCTCTTTGCCATTGTTCCATTACTGCAAAATAAACATGGTGTCCTGTCTCGTGCATAACATTATATTGAAGACTGAACGGAATGATATTCTTCTGTATGTAAGATGTATCGTTTCCGAGTTCGTAAGATGATATTCTTACTGAACACTTTTTGTCTCCAACAATTTCACATACCATAAGTTTTTCTGCAAAAGCTGGAACGAATCTAATATTCACATCTCGCAACTCTGGGTAAGTGTTTAACATTGTATTAAACTGAATTCTATTTTGGAGTGATGGGTCGTAGCTGGCATTTGCCATCCCGTACAACGCAATCAATCCTAAGCTGATACCGATAAGTAGTAGTTTTTTCATAATTTAGTGATTAAAATATCCATGATAGGAATTGCCATACAATCCAAAGACATCCGAGTGCAAAAGCAAAACTGACACCTACCCATAGGATTCGCATAAATAGGAACAATAAAAATAGTAATATCCCGAATATAAATGTGCCGATTTCGATTAGTGTTTCTTTCATTTGTTACGAGCTTTCCAGAAGTTTCTCCAGTATACAGCTCGTTGTGCTTCAATAGAGATAGTTCTTTTTGTAGATTTTGCGACTGTTGGTTTCTTCGTCATACGATAACGCGGAGCTTGGCTTGTAAGTATGTTAGACTTCCTTGCTCTTGTGTTACGAAGAATTCCTTTCGTTTTTTGTATGCATTTCGTAGTGTAATTTTTTACACTCCGCATACGACCTCCTCCACAATCGAGTATTGTTGTTTTCGATGTGACAGACCTTGTTACAAAGGATGGGTCAATAGTTCCATCTCTCCGTTGTCCTGCTATCCCTACAGCAGATACTGTAAGTGGTAGCAATGCTACCAATGAAAGCAATAATAGCTTTTTCATATTAGTGTTAAAAGTAAGTAAGTTGTTGTGATGATAAAATATGTCATTTTTTTTCTGATAAACAGATATTAATTTCTTCGAGCGTTGGTGCTCCTATGTATCGTGAGTTTACTTCGTCATGACATTCATAGAAAGCTCTCTGCTCTGCTGATAGGTTTTCGTTTCTGTTTATAAGTAGCCAGAAGCCAGCTATCAATAGTGCAGAGCCGAGAACGATTTTTAAGTTTATCATATTATCCAAAGATTGCTTCTCCGACTCCAAATACAACTGCGAAAGTTAATCCTATAACGAGAAGGACTGCAACGACACAAAGATATGCAATGATGTAATGACCCATTACTGCGAAACTTCGTTTGATTAGACTCTCTGAAAACAACCATGATGTGTAAAAGTGTGCAGGCAATTCTGCAATCACTTTTTCTGGTGACGGTTTTTTTACTGTCATAGGTATTGAGCGATAAAGAATGAACCTAAACAGATTGTCCATCCTGCAAGAATACAGAGTAGAGAGTATCCGATGAATCCCCATCGGGTGATGTAGGCACCGTTGATGCCTTTAGCGATATACTTTTTTTTCATAATATTGGTGGTTAGGAATTATGAAAGGGGATAAACCCTTGTGCCTGCACCCCAAGGGACAGGCAGAAGTTTTTACCTATCCTCGTACATAAAGTTTTGAACTTGTGTACTCAATAAGTCGTTAGCATCTACACATTCTTCGAGCGTATCTTCTAGCTCGACAATGTATTCATCTTTTTCTGTCGTGTCACAAAGTTCAATTACATTCGATTCGATAACTAAAGGTTGGTTGTCACAGGTCTCAAAATTCTTCCAAGTCCCTTCTTTTTCTTTCCATGCAAGTTTGAACTTATCATCTAATTCTTTTCGTACTTCGTTCACTTCTTTTGCACAACTCTCTGCTTTAAGTCTGTCGACCATATCTTGATTGAGAAGTTGATAATCCTCAATGTCTATGGTTTGTGGATTCATATGAAAGCAAGCTCCAAACCCAAATAGAAATCCTACTACTATGCCGATAACGAGTTTATATATTTTCATTTTGTGATTTCATTAGTACGACACGATACATACCAAGTGTATGCTTCTATTGCTTCGAGAGCTTTTGATGGCTCAAGCTGTTTAGCAATGTTTTTTGCAAACTCCAAATCGTCTGGAAGGTCTACAACCGAAACCTCATCTAGCTCCTCTTTAAAATTTGAAAGCATCTCTTGATTTATGCTCATCTATTTTGGGTGGTTAAAATATAAAAAATACAGTTTCCATTATTACTTTGAACACAACTTTTGTAAACTGGGTACATGACGAATGACATTAAAATGCACCAGACAAGAATGACGAGAATTGGGATTGAATATTTATCCATTGAATTGAAAAGTTAGTTTATACAAACCTCCGTTTTTTCCTTTTTCTATCTTTATCTGTTCGACTAAATCAAAGTGATTGAACTTCTTGTTTTTAATATATTGTTCAACTTTTTCTGGCTTAACGAATCTGTTTATTGGTTTGTTTCCTACCTTCATCGTTTTAGCATGTCTTACTGCCCAAGTTTTCGGGTCTACCTTTCCAAAGAAGTTTGTTGAGTTTTTCATCTGCGGACACCTT